GATCAGGAGTGGTTCAACGTTTTCTAATCGACGATATTCTTCAATAAGGGAGTAAGCTCGAACCGCTCCTACGGGCCGTTTGGTATTTGGTTTCTTTCCAGGCATTTTTGCCCTTTTGTTATAATCACATCCTAATAAGATGCATAAATCTTTAAATTCGAGCGAGGTCAAGTCGAGAGCTTTACATAAATCGTCATACACCACCGCCCGCACCGTAACCACCGATCGACCCGGATGCCGAGTAATATTCGAAAATACTAACGGAGTTCCGTAAGCCAAAACGTCTGTGTCGTCGGATAAAACGGCATCAACATGTCCATTTATCCCCAAAAAACTACACAACGTTTCGGCTTCGCCGTCAGCTTGAAGATAAGGGAGTCCGAGCAGAGTTAACACATCTTTTGCTTTTTCTGCAAACATCGGGGAAATATGTACCGTCTGATTCTTCCAACACTCAATTTTATCACGTAACGCATTTGTAGTGGAGATAGCATCAGTATATTCTATTTTATGCTTAAAATTCGATTTTTGTAAAAGCGCCCGAACTTCTTCTTGAAGTTTTGAAGACGGTTCTCTATCAAACGGAACAAAATCTCGCATCAACACCTCATAAAGTCGTTCAGCGTTCTCTAAGCGATCTAATTGGCGCCTCAATTGAGCCCGGCGGCGATTTTGTTCGGTCCGTTTTTCCGGAGGCGGGTTCGGACCATCAAAAATATAAATCGGATGAATTCGAAACCGTTTCAAGTCGCAAACGAAACTTATAAATGAATCAATCCAACGTGCAACGCCGCAGCTCCGAACCGAGCGGTATAAATAAATCGACACGTCAACTGCAACTTTGTACCCAGCAAGATCACGCATATCAACATTATCGATCTGACTTGGGCAATTCGATCGAATAACTTTATAGAGATCTTTAACACCCATATTCTATATTTATATTCTAAATAAAGCTTAAATTGATTCTCTTAGTTAAACAATCTATTTCTTTAGTGTATAGAGTAAAAGGAATGGCGACGCGGACAAACTCTAAACGTGGTTACCCGATAACGAGTTACGGAATAATTCTTTTCGTCCAAAGAAAAGAAGACGACTCTAAGCTTGAACCAATAAAACGAAACTTTTTGTTGTACCAAAGACGCGATACGTATGAATACATCGAATTTATCCGTGGAATGTGGGAAACCATAGACGAAGTTAAAATTTTTTTTTCGCTAATGAGTAACGAAGAAAGGCGGCGTATCCAGAACCACACATTCGAGGAATTGTGGGACGATTTTTGGATCCGCCACAATTCCGGAATGAACGACCACACTTTAATTCGTTCGCGAACTAAATATTCCCAAATTCAACCTTATATAAAAGATATTATAAAAGAGACGAAGAGTGAGGTAGGGGAAGAAGCCCCGTGGGGCTTCCCCAAGGGGCGGAAAAATTCTGGAGAAGCCCAGGTAATGTGTGCAGTACGGGAGTTCGAAGAAGAAACTCATATTAACCGTAATATTATTCAAGTATGGGATATGCCATCTCTGACAGAAAATTTTATCGGGTCAGATAACCGACCCTATTCGACGGTGTATTATATAGCAGAATACAAACCAGTAGAGACCCCTCTTACCCAAGAAGAATGCAAACTCCCCTCTCTGATAGAAACGCCTAAAGGGATCCGAAAGTATACAGCTTCAAACGAAGCGTTTAGAATTAAGTGGTTTTCTTTCGAAGACGCCCTGGAAAAATTACCCCCGTTTCGGCAGGTCATCCTTTTCCAGGCAACGAAACATATAAACGAACGACTGAATAAGAAACCTTTATAAACACCCATAAACACCGTTTTCTTTCTTCCGCGGAAGAAAGAAAACGAACCTCCTATTCTCATTAGGATTCGTCGTCGGTATCCTCTATAATGTCTTCTCCGTCTGTCAGTTCATCCTCAGACAGGTCTTTTAAAATAGAACTATCTTTATCATCGTCTATATGTTCATTCTTGTCTTCTTCTTCGCTGCTGCTACTATAATCCTCTTCCTCTTCCCATTCATCCAATTCGGCGACAGGATACCCTTTTTGTTTGCAGTAGCCCCGCATTTCATCAGAGATAGGCACGACTTCTCCGCTGGAATCTTGGATTCCGTAAGCGGAGACAACCCCCTCTATTTGTTTGAATACGAGACCAGTCGAAGGGTCTTCATGACGCCCGAACTTGTTCAGGGAGATGATTCGGCGATCTTTGGATTCGGGAGACTCAACCGGAGACGAAGCCGGAGACGAAGCCGGAGACGAAGCCGAAGACGAAGCCGAAGACGAAGACGACGAGTCTACGAGGGTTTTAAAACACGGACCGTTTTCGATCGTGTATAAGAGAGATCTCTCTTTGAGTTCGTTTTCTAATTTTTCTAATTTATTAAACGGGAAAATCCACCCTTTTCCTCGTGAAAGATTCGAATTAAATTGAAATCGTCCGCCGATTTTATCAAAAACCGGTTTAATTAAATTTTTATCTCCGAAAATGGCATGATATTTGTCACTATAAAATATAATTATTTTGTAGAGAACCTGAGATTGAAACTCTTCTGTGGTTTTTGTTTCGGTCGACTCGGTCGACTCGGTCGACTCGGTCGACTCGGTCGACTCGGGAGTCGGAAGGGAAAATAAGTCTCGTTCGTCCTTTATTTTAAATGACAGAATCGCTGAAAGAACAGCTGAATAGTCGCCGGCTCCGATATCCGAAATATGACGAGCCAGAGCGTCCGCATGGGACTTATAGATCGTTTCCAAAAAATATAAAATAGAATATTTTGGGTCTTTTTCCATTTACTGATATCGTTTCGTGTACCTTTTATTACTTTTTGTTCCAATAATTTTCAATTTGTTTGATTAAAAATATAATGTATAAGGAAAGACATAATGGGAAGTTCAGGATCACTAACATAAATTTTGTCTATGTTCCGCTCCGGGGCTGGAGGGACACAGAGTCCCTTATTGACTGCGCCGCTCCCCTACTTAACGAAGTTAAGCCCTTCGAAGTATTATGTAGGATGATAAGTAAATAAAGATGACAAGTTTAATTTTCCTGTTCATTTGGAACAGGAAAATTCGATATTCCAACGAATAATCTTACTTGTTTAAGAACAAAGGAGGGTTATTAGGAGGTTGAATATCAATGTCGTCCGGAGGCGACCCGTGACGCGAATGACAGAGCTGTCCTGCCAGGCAGCCTGGGATTTTTTGGAAGAAAAAACATTCTTTGGTACATCGTTGAGGGAGAGTCCGGTTATTGCAAACAGAACAAATAAATTTTTTTTTGGATAATGCTATTTTTACCCATTTTGTTAACTCAAATATCACGTTAGGAGGAGCCGGAGGACCGTCGTTCCCCGGCTCGACAAGATGGTTGGAAAATATAATCGAAGATCGTTTCTTTATTTTTTCAGCACATTGAGCTTCATAAAATTCTAATATTAGTTTGTCTTGGGGAGACAGCCAGTACTGGTTGGGGGGTCGAAAATTGGAAAATTGATTCCGGTCGGATTCTTTTTTATAGCGCGAAAAGTCTAAACGGTCATTCTCTTGTTGTTTTTCCCGGACATTGACTTGACGCCGTTCTTCGCGGCGCTTTTCAGCTTCGATAGAATTTTCATTGATAACGAGCTGAGCTAAATTAGCTTGGCGGACTTTTTCTTGGTCTGAATCATCCATCCTCTATATTCCTACTAAGTGTCTTTTAATACAAAAAAGGAATACGTTTTTAAAAAAAACGTCTTATATATAAAATAAAAATATGAGAGTATTGGTCGTTATTAGTTTTTCCTGTTTTCTTTGCATTGTCGCTCTTACTGAACTTGGTAAAAAGCTCGTAGGACTTCGTTACGAACTTTATTTTCTTTATTATGGTTTAGGGTTCATCCCTATTTGTATCCATCGTTTAGGGCATACCCGATTATGGAAACTCTGGTATAAACAACATGTTATCCACCATCATATTCATATGTATCCGTCAAAGAAATTCGATGGTCCGTCGCCTTATAAAAATACGTTACCCTGGAAAGTTAACGGGAATGTACTTAATTTTACAATTCCGGCCTTAATTGCATGTATGATGATAAGTTCGGACTTGTCTAAATTTTTATATTTAGTGGCAGCAGTTGGAAGTATTTTGATACGCGAAGATTATATCCATGAACAGATTCATTTGACCGATAGCTGTTGGAAAGACTACGTTTGGTTCAAACGTCTCAAAGCAGTACATCGAATTCACCACCGCGGCAAAATGAATTCAAATTATGGTTTTGTAGACTTGTTTTTCGACTACTGGATGGGGACTCTTGAACTTCCTTAACACGTAGTCCGTCTAGAATCGTTGCAGTTGAGAGTAGGAGATCCTCCGTAGGCTAAGAGCAAGGGTTCTTCCCAATCTTCACCGCCGTTGGCAGGAGGGAAGCGGATTCGACGTAAAGGGTTGGGGAGGACGAGTTGATCCCATCCGCCCCACGGGAGAGCATCGGGTCCCCTGCCTTTCCATGACGGCGTGTCGGCTGGATTCCACGCACCCCAGTCGGCATTGTGGAAAGATTCTCTAGGTTTGAAGATCAGGATACACAATCCTATTCCGATCAAAATTATCAAAATATATTGTGTCATTGGTGTATCTAATATACGATATTAAAATTTTTTAGAGTGAAAGAAATAAGTAGGCCCATAAGTGATCTGGTTTGTATAATTCAAGTTGTTGTAAAGCCAGTCGGCAGGGGCATATTGGGATGCCGGGGGATCGTATGCCAGAATTCCGATCTGTTGCAACGTCTCAGCAACAAGTTCGGAACAACAAATAACTTGTCCAAATATATCCGAATGCAAAAATTTTTGTAACTTCCCGCCTCCGCATGGAGTTGTCGCTAGTACTCGGCTTATGAGCCACCGAAGAGTATAAATGTCCATCGTATAGTCCAAGTAAGAAGAGGCAATTTTTAACAATTGTTTCGCTGTGGGGCGGACACCTTTGGAAAAAGGCTTCCACCCCATTATCGAAGATCCTTTATAATGTTTCAGTTTGTCTCGCAACCGGATTATGCGAGGTCCTGCTCGATATTTTTGCCCCAAATCGGCTTCCCAGCAATATAAACACTTCGCTCCAGAGCGCCCCTTTTCATAGTCGCGGAAAACCATACTAACATGGGTAAAAGGGCAACCAGCTGCATACTGAATAATTTTTGTATTGAAAGACCACAAAAGAATATCGCCGTTGTCGGCTTCGGAAAAAACTTTATCCAGTGTTGTTAATAACAGGTTGTCGCGGTGGGTTGCAACAAACTGTTGGAGCGATGGGACGCTTAGGATAGACACTACTAAATATAAAACGAAAATAATACATCCGACAATATACAAACGCATTTGAATTTAAAAACGTTATAATTAAATAACACTGATGGAAATCGGTCAATTCAAAGTGACTGTCCCAAAAATTCAGGAATTTGACTCAACACCGTATTCTAATTCTACGTTTCCCGAGACTCCCTCGGCAGACCACTTGTATACAAATGAAAATGGTTCTCAAGTGGTTTTTTATCTTACTCCTGGAGACCACGACCGAATGTGGGCAGATATAGACTTATTTGCTAAATGCGAATCGTCTTCGCAGTGGCAACAAATCCTGTCCCGAGCGTACGTCCAGTTCGGACAATACCGAGCGCTTCGTGTGTTTACTACTACAGGGATCGATATTTTCCAAGCCCAGTACTTCTTTGAAGCGGATACGACAACGCTGATTGCTGCGGTGTGTACGTTTGGAAACGATGAATCCGTTTCTGAAACGTTGTTTGACGATTTATTTTCCGGGTTTCACATAGAATAAAGTATTAAGGAGGTGAAAACAAACCTTAACGTTATAAAAGGATTTTCGACCCTTTTTTTTTAAAGGGAAGAGGAAACGAAGCTAAAATTTTTAACGATTTTAAACATAATTACAGATAAATATAGAGTTGTTAATGGCAACGCCAAGGTTAATTTTCGATCGGAAAACCTCGAGTATTTTTCAAGCAGACGCTCTCGACTTAATAGAATACTTACCCGACAATTCAATTCAAACAGTGATTACGAGCCCTACATACTGGGGGAAAAGAAAGTTTTCGGATGATGAAAGAGAATTTGGGAGCGAATCGTTAAATGAATATATAGATAAAAATGTAAAGTTGTATTCCAAAATTCTCAAAAAACTAAAAGATACAGGCTCACTCTTTATCGTTATACAAGACAGCTATATGGGGAGTGGGATTTCTAGATCTCACCACAACCATTGGGAAAAAAATAAAAATCCTGAATATATTAGAGATGGGTTGTCTTCTCAGGTGCAAGGAAATATAAGTTCCGTAACGGCAAAACATAGTGTCATTGCTAACAAATCTCTATGTGCGATTCCGTATAGAATCGCCATTAAACTTGTTGACCAAGGATACATCTGGAGACAACAGATTATTTGGGAAAAACCAAATCCAATGCCCGAAAATGTAAAAGACCGGCTACGACAAAGTAGTGAATATATCCTGCATTTTGTTAAGAGTCGGGTATATAAGTTTAATGCTTCTTATTTGCAAATAAAAGGAAAAAATGGAAAATTAAGAATGATGAATCAAGTTTGGATAGCTACACCTGAACCTAAAAAAGGGCATACGGCAACATTTCCAACGAAAATAGTAGAAAAACTTCTCCTTGCAACTTCAGATGAGGGCGATATAGTATTTGAACCTTTTTTAGGATCGGGAACGATGTATGACTTGTCAATGAAACATAAAAGATGTTTTATTGGAGCAGATATTTCATTAACCTTACTTATTCTTTTTCTGAAACGAGTGCCACCGCCGAACCGCGAAGCGGTCGGCGAACCGGAAGCTTCCGCGAAGCGGGTTCGCGACGCCGAAGACTCCCCCTGTCGCTTTTCTCCCGGTTTGGGACTTACTCTCTCTAAGAAGCTGAAATTCAACTTAAGGTTTAATCCTTTATGCAAAGAAGAATTAGAAACAAAAGAAGTAGAAGGAGATGGAGAGGGAATACCATATGAAAATTTCATTAGAAATTTTTCTGAATTTTTTGAAAATAATGTGGACTCCGATGTAGTATTGTCTATGAGCCCCAAATTTAAATCTAAACTCCACCATAAAAGTTATCAATTCAGGGGACTTCTTACATTAAAACATAAACAAATTGCTTTAGAAATCCCATCAATTAAATCCTTTGATACGAATAAAGGGGCTGGGTCTTATTACGCAGCTGTAAGATTAAATGAAGCTTTGAAACAGAATCTTATTAATGGAGGCATTTTGTTTTTACCACTCCGCGACTCCGACTTATGGGAGCAAAACGACGGGGGGGCCTCCCGATTTGTTAGCAATAAACCAGTTATTAAAGCTAGAAAATTTCAAGATATTATTAAGTCTAATCGGTTGATACTACCTCTCAACCTCTCTCAATTAGACGTTGAGAATATTAGTAATAAGAAATATGAAAAATTGGTAAGTATTGATTTTGATCAATGGATAAATTTGGTGAAAACTAATCGCCCTTAATTAAGAGATATTTTTTAAAGAAAAGGGAAGTATTTCATTTCATTACACATAAAATGAAATGAAATGTAGACTTAAAAAATGAAGATATATATACAGAGAGTTTCGCTCTTGAAAATGGTCGAAATACACCCTACCAGTGACGCAGTCACTCTCCACGAACTCTGTGAGGGAATAAAAACAATAGACGGGAAAAACCACCACTATTGTGTAAAAGAGATCCGCCAACTTCTTTGTAGAGATACTTCCCCCCCCATCAACGAGATCGTTCAGGCTGGTGTCGTCCCGCACTTGGTCGACTTTTTAAAACTCCGGGACATCCCCCTTCTCTTTGAAACAGCGTGGGTTTTGACGAATCTGGTTTCGGAGACCGATCCTCGCTCCACCAATATAGTAGTAGAAAATGGGGTTATCCCTCCGTTGATGTCCCTTTTGCACATTGAAAACGAAGAAGTGCGGAATCAGGCGATGTGGGTGTTGTCTAATATTTCCGCCAATACTGGCGAACACCGAGACCTTATCCTCCACGCTGGGGCGTTGCCAGCGATTGTTACGATGGTTCAGTCTGTAGCTCAAAATCCTCAGCAGCTTGATCTTCTTCGGTTAGGAAGTTGGACTCTCGGTAACTTATGCAAGGGGAAACCCGCCCCCCCATTTGAGTTAATTTGCCCTATATTTTCTTGTTTTGAATATATATTAGAGGTGGCCGACGATGCCGATACTATTAAAAATATAAGTTGGACGTTAAACGAGTTAACTTCCACCCACCAGTGTCGAAAAGCTTTAATCAAGACTTCATGTCTGTCCCGGCTACTCAACAAATTGGAGTTGTCCTCCTCCATCTATTTAGATGTATTCCGAATTTGCGGAAACTTAGCCAGCGGAAGCGACGCTCAAACTACTGCCGTGTTGAATTCATCTTTTCTCCGAATTGCTTCCGAAACATTTCAACAAGTTCCCGAAGACAAACTTCTTAAGGAGATTTGTTTTACCCTTTCAAATCTAGCAGTGACTTCAGTGAATGAAATATGGAATTACAATTTTATTAAACACCTTTTTTCTTATATGGACAAGACAACGCTAAAAATAGATATTAAAAGAGAATTGATGCACGCGTTGCACAAATCGATTAAAAATAGTAATAAAAATCAATTACAGGTTGTGGTATCTACATACAGTGCTATCCCTCGTCTCTGTAACATACTCGTTGCCGAAGAAAACGACAGAGTCGTTGTATCTTTGACTTTAATAATGATAGAGGTCATTCTTAAATTTGAACCGGAATATGCTGATTTAATTGAAAGGATTGGTGGATTTGACACGATTGAATCGCTTATGGAGGGGGGAGGAGAACATTCGACCCAAGCAACTAGGATTAGCTCACGTTATTTCCAAACCGTGATCGCGCGTCGGGATCTTTGGAAAATACTCACTGCTTACCGTAAACATGACCAAATTTTGCCTATTGTGTTAGTTAATTTAATATTAGAGTTTACCTATCCCTATTATACTTTGTAGATCACTAAGTCACACCCGCTGCGCGGTCGGGAGCCGAAGGCGTCGGCGCAAACATCAAAACAAAAAGTTTTGGCACACTTTAAGACTCGAAGAGTCTAGTGACTCCGTCAGACTCTTCGAGTTTGTGGCTGGTCGGTGGTCCGCGACTCCGACTAAAGTCGGTTCGTTAGTGACTAGTATTACGAAAAAATAAAATTGAATTTTATTAGTTAAAAACCCTTGAAGCAGCACACTCAAGATGAACCTGCCTCTACACAAAATTATTTCTGATCATCGGCGAATTGGTCGCCAAAAAGGGCGACAACCTAAGCGTCTTGTTGAAGTTTGGACTGATTCGTTATACCGTTCATCAAAAGGTCGTACTACCTTAGTTGTAACATCGTTTGACCTGTTTTCGTCGCTCTTCGGTGACTGTGCTTATGTCATATTTTCGGGGCTTAAAACAAACCGTTCGGTGAATGAGTTCCAAATTTCTAGCGACCTGTATACGAGTTTCACCCACTCCATAACGCAGTATCTTATCGTAAAAAAGTGTTCGAGGAGGGCGGCCTTTAGAGATGTAACGCCTAAACTTATAAAATTGCTTAATAAACTTGCCTACGAGATTACCGTCTCGCGAGTTTGGAAAGTCAAAAAAAAATCTTTGGACCCAGTCTATAATCCTAATCGCCCCGCCCCTTCTCCCGAAATTAAAAATGAAGCTTTGATGTATTTTCAAAGCTTATCTCCTTACTTAATAAAAGATGTCATCGGAATTATTCTTACCTATAGTATAGATATCTCTTTACCTAATCACTTAAGGTGTTCGAAAGAAACCAAAGACGAAATTCGGTGTAACCAATTGAGCGTAAGCCCTCTAAGGTCATGTTTGAAACATAAATACCAAGGGTTTTTTTTGTCCAATCATTATTGAAAATCTATGATAATATAATTCTATTTTAAGAGGGGGGAGGCGTGATTTAAATGGAGTCGAACGTTACTTATCGCCATGGATCCAGTTTTTTTGAGAGCAGGTGTCAAGTAATCGCGGTTATTTGCAACTGTACGTCAGACCGGTCGATTGGATTTGTCCGCCAAGTGATTGAACGTTTTCCATATGTCGATATTAATAAAAATAGGGTTCAAAAACCTGGAACTCTTGAATTGTGGGGGAAAAAAAAGCACGGACAACGGTACGTTCTGGGACTTTTTTCTCAACATTCGCGGGATGACCAAGGCGAGAAACGGTTGGAGTGGTTCAAAACTTGTTTAAAAAAAATTACTAAACAAATTCCTTCGCTTAAAAGTATTGCGTTTCCTCGCAAGAATAAATCTTTAGGGTGTAAGTGTAGTTATATTGAGGCTATTGAAGACTGGGCAAAAAGCGTTCCCCACATCTCGGTTGAAATTGTCGAGGTCGAAACTCCACAAGAACGGTATTTGGACCCTTCTGAACAAGAGGGGGTCAATACTCAAGAAACCGAAGAGGAAGCATACTTTGAGAAAATAGAATATAAAAAAATAGACAGTGAAGTCTACGATTGGGTTTCCCGCCATACGAATATGGACGCGGTTCCGAGTAGTCAAGAAAAATGTTCGAGGTTAGCTACATCGCTTTCTGCTTTGTTAATGAAAGACAATCCAGATTTATATCGTCAAATTGAATCGATAGTTCCTGTGGAAGACGATTTATTTTCAATTCTTGAACAAGAAGCTTCAAATACCGATTTAAACTGAAAACTGGGTAAACGTATATGACTTTATTAGCGTTTGGTTGTGAAGCTCGCGTTGGGAAAGATACGGCGGTTGATTACTTGATAGATAAGAGGGGGGGGGTTAAAAAATCGTTTGCTGCTCCTCTATATGACATTCAGCACTATACTCACACTCGGTTGGGATTGAACAGTAGAAAAGATCGAGAGTTTCTTCAACTCGTTGGAGATTGGGGACGGAAGAAGAATGAACATATTTTTATTAATGTTTTGCTCCGGGAAATTGATACTAACAAAGTTAGTGACTCACTCACTGAGGGGAGAGACGTTTATGTTAGCGATGTGAGGTATCCTAATGAATTTATGTGTCTCAAAAATAGGGGATTTACAATGGTTCGACTTACTCGTGACAATCGCTTTGTATCGGCAGATACAAATGTCACTTCCCATTCCTCTGAAAATTCGCTTCAAGGTTACCCGTGGGATGTTATTATAAGTAATAATGGAAATCTTAACGATTTGTATGCTCAATTAGATCAGTTGTACTTGAACTCTAAAAAATAAATAAACACTTTTATTCAGCCGAAATAGAATCTCCCTGAGGGAAAAGTTTTCCAATGCCCCATACTGCTACCGAGTTGAGTAAAGAGAAAATCATCACAGTTAAAACAATATAGCCAAACTCTTTTCCTGAGGGAAATACTATAATTTTTGTTTTATCCTGTTCAGACTTTCCTATATTAAAATGTATCATTGCTTCACATAAGAAAAGAATAGAAGTAGTGAAGAAAATAATTACACTTAACCACAATTGTTCCATTGGGTTTTTTAATAGATTATATAGTTTTCTTTTTCTTTTTTGAAAAAGAAATATTATCGATTCGACCACGTAGTTATAATTTCCTAGAAGGC